CTCGCCGTTACTAACAAGATTCAGGATCAGGAAGGTGACGTAATGTCGGTCTTCTGGAACAAGAACGATACTACTCGTCAGCTACTTCACGGTTCGACTATTCTAGAGGTTCCAGCCAGTGGTAACAGTGGCAGTACTAAGTTCGGAGGAAGCAAGATTTTCACTATTAACAACGACATCGACTGCCTTGGAGAACTATATCTTAATATGAAAGTAACTGTCAAAAACAATTTTAATGCTGCTTACACGTACAACTCACCGAACACGTTTGTCATAGGCAAAGACGCCTCCGCCGCCAATGTCTTAATGAGCACGACCACGCCAAAAATTCAATTCAAGTTGGGTGCATTAACTAACATAATAGAACGCATTGAATACCAGGTTGGTACCCAGATTTGGCAAACACTAGAGAAAGACGATGTTCGTGTAGTATACAACACTGAAATGTCTGAGGGTGCTTACGATACTGTATCGAGAAGAGGCCGGCCTTCTAACTCGGGTACTGAGTGGGACACCGCCGCCAAGGCGTGGCACGACGACGATGCGTCCCCCACCTCCGCCGGCGCGGGCAAGGAAATTGATGTTACGTTCATTATCCCGGCTTTAACTAAAACCCTTGCTCCTCAGTTAGAGACATTTGCCAATGTCTCGGAAAGTGGTTACCCTCTTGCGGCCGCCCCCCATCAATCTATTAAGATTAAGATTTACTTCACGGCTGAGGATGATATATCTATTTCAGTCCCTGCTCCATTTACCCCCAGCTCCACCGTTTGGACAGAATTTCCAGTAGCCAATTCTCCTTATGTTTCATCGATTTCGTTCAAAGGGAGCACTACTACCACCGCGCTGGGTACCCCAATCGCAACCCCCATCCCTCTAGGTCCGGCTCCAATTACTTTGGGAACAGTCAAGCTTTACGCTAAGCACATTATTATGTGCAACGAGGAACGCGACCAGATGAAGTCGATGCCCCTAGGCCTTCCAAAGCGTCTTAAGTTGTCCCAGAATGCCTTGATTACGGATGTAGCAGGCGTTCACCAGAAGACCATCGATCTCGACCACTTTTCTCTATATGGTTCGCATCTTATCATTTCGGGCGACCTTGGTAAGGATGTATACGTTAAGAGTGCTGAGCTTAAGTTGAACTCGTCTTCGTTCTCAGGTGTTCTTCCTGCACAGATGTTAGATTACGCGGCCGCTTCTTCGATGGGCCTATACGTTAACCGTAGCATCGACCAGACCCAGAACGAGTCTCTTGATGGTACCGGTATTCTTGTATTCCCTCTAGGAAGCAGTGCTTACTCGGGCTCGTCAGTTCCTCTCAATCGTTTCGATAGCATTCGCCTAACACTAACATTCACCGGGCCGCCGCCTGCGGGTAGCCCATACATTAACATCACTTGCATTGGTGAGACCACTGCTCTATTCAAGGGTGGTGCCGCTTCGCTTGCTATGTACTAAATTGATACGGTTGTATGAATGAATTAATGAATTAATGATTTAATGTGTTAAATAATATAAATAATTATGTTTTACTTATATTAATTAACAACATGGGAAGAGGAGCTCATGCTGCTCACGCTGCCTATAATGGAAGCGGAACTCAGGGTCTTGCTGTTACTAATAAAATAAATGAAAATGAAGAAATAAAATCAGTTTTCTTAACAGAAAATGATACAACCAAACAAATTATTCACGGATGTAATATATCTGAGATGACATGCTCAGGTAAAATAGAAAGTGTTAATTCGGAAAGGTATAAGATTTTTACGCCAGATGAAAACAGTGATATGCTAGGAGACATCTATTTGAATTTTGAAATGGATTCGGAGATATCAGACTTTAAATTTGTTGACACGGCACAATCAGTTGAATATCCGATTAAAGACTTACCAGTGAATAGTCTTATAACATCTTTTACCGCGGGCGGGTCTGAACTTAAATCGATGGAATTAGATTTAACTACTCGCGAAGTACCACGTGAAGAGAGTATTGCTTTAGATATGAGAACCGTTAATAAAATTAAAACCTTTAAAACTTCAAGTCTTACTTTTCAAGTTGCTGTAGGTCGCGATGCTAGTCGTAATGTTGCCTGGAGATATTATGGGTCGCCAAATCCAAACGAATACGGTCAGTGGTTCTACATGAACATTTCACAATTTGTTGAAGTTAATGATGTTATTCACGATGTGGACTTCAAAACCGCTGGTTCATTTACATCTGGTTCTTTAATATACGGGGGTTATCTTCAAGAGCCAGGCAAAAGTTCTGGTCTTTATGTAACCGATGTAGATCTAATCATTGCAAAAAAGGATAATAATACTACTAATGTCACTGTACGAGAACTTGCTTTTAAAAACGACAACGAAACCGAACTAATTGCACCGGACACGTGGATCGCTGGCAATTTACTACATCTTTACACACGTTATATAACAGTAAATACATTAAATTATAGACCCGGGTCTGGATTTATTGTATCGGGGAAAATATATAATGAACCTAATATAGATACCCCTATTTATGATAGGTATTATCCTAATATAAATAACTCTTATATATTAAAAAAAACTGAATATGACCCTCTGAAATACACTATTACCGGCTTAAAGTTTGATATGATACATGATGCTTGGCGCCATGATGCGGAAGACGAAGATTTTGATTCCGAACGAGAAGTGTCTTCAATTTTAAGTATAAATGATAATGGAATACAGAAAACTCTTTTATCATGTGGAACTAGATATAACACGATGTTAGGTTTAGATACATCAGGTTTAATCATACGAAGCGACGACAACGGTGAAACGTGGAAACACGTTGAATTCTACTATGGTTCATTATCAGCAGCAAATAACACATCCACTGAATTGGACTCACCATCCACACGACCGACGGCGGCAGTCGGCGATCTTGATAAATATGATTTAGGAGTTTATGAGCCGCGAGCGGAGGACGAGGATAAAGGCATTTTTTTTGACTTCAGTGCGCACGACCCAAACTTTAAATACTTCATGCCAAAAGTTTCACAACTTCATACAAATGACACTGGTGTATGGACGGCTATAGGTCAGCAGGGCATACAATCTACTATATTAGATGATGACGTCACGCCTAGGCCTGAAGATCATAAATATAGACAATTTGTATTCAGATCTATTGACGATGGTGAAACGTGGCACCCAATTAGACTACTTGCATATCCTGATAATCGTCAACTTAACAGGGTTCAATTTAATTCAGTATTAGTAGATTACGTTACAGTTTATTCAACAGATAAAGAAGATTGTAAAGTATTGATGTCAGTTCCTCCAAATACTGTTATGATATCTGTCAATGAGGAGTCGCCTGGCATCAGTGGGATGGCGGAGCACGGGGAGAGCAGCGAAACATCAGCCCAGACTTACAATAAAGAGAGTTATGTTTCAATGACTATCTTCAATTACTACGGGTTTCGCCCGACTGTTGCGCCTCTGCCAGTAATTGGATTCCCCCCTTACGCCTTCGGAGGAGGGCGCCTTCCTTGTTGTCATATGATAACTCCTTACTACCACGGAGCGCCATCTGAGACTATAAGGGATACTTATTTCGGGCTTTATGATCTTACAGATTTGTGGAATCCTTCTACAACTCCGACCCTGAATGATATCAAGTACACCTTTTTAGGTGCTATTTCTGACGGTAGTAGAGATATTCTTTTTGGAAAAAATGAAGAAAATTCGGGCAGTGTTTGTGGTATAGCAACAATAACATCTAGTAAATCCGGTCCTGAAAACCAAGAAAACCCGGCTCGCTACGGCACCCCGATTAAAACTATCACAGTTAAATTAGGTACTAATAGAATTATACAGAATATGGTTTATACAAAATTAGGTATAACAGCAATTCTGAAAGATTCTAGTAATAGCAGTGACATTAAATATGAAATATTTCAATCATCTAACGGGATAGAGTGGAAAACATTAAAGGTTATTGAAGATTTAGATGACAACGATCCTATTTTCATAAAATCTGATTTAAATAGTATTGTAATTTACTCATACAAGTCTACAAATGGATATTATAGAATATTTAAAATAACCCCTGACAATGTTCCTTTAGAAATAGATTCACTACAAAACGAATTAAATGATATTAAAGGTTTAAATTATGCGTGTACAGAATGGATAATAACAGGTAAACGTAATCCTGACAATGTAGTGGTAAAATCTTATGACACTATTAAGTGGAGATATACAGTTGTCGGGCCTGAGTTTCCTAACATTTCGTCTATTGTTGTAAAAGACAACAGACTTTATGAGCCATTGGTTACTCTTGATGAAAACCACGACACACCCCAAGCAAAAAATTATAAAATAGGAAATTTTAAATCTTATGAAGTTTGTCATTCCGCTTCGATTTCCGTTTCAAAAGGTGGAGGAATTGCCGCGTATGTATTGCCCGATGTTAATGTTTCCCACGTCGAGTGGCGTGACCCCGCAGACACTCCTCCGACGACTTTTCCAAATGGAGGGTTAATTCAAATAAATAGTCTCGCGGCAGCGGATGCCCAGAATACTACTAGCACAAATGTTAATGATATAATAGAAATAACAGATGGCACAATTATATTATGTGGTGAAAATAAACCATTAATCGCTTATGAGTACTTCAGGCTCTCAGGAAATTCTAACATTCATTATAATGGTATTGATGATTTTATTAATTTGGCCGAAGGACCTGGTAACGATGGTCTAACTTTTGTAGAAGCTAGTTCTGTATATAAACCTTCTGGCGGAGGTACAAGTCATGTGGGAATGACAAAACTTGCAAAAACATTCTATTCATTACATGAAATTAACTTTTCAGAAAATAGCTGTCTGGCCATAGGCAAAAATTGGTATGACCCCAACAACACTTCCTGGACGCCTGACGGAACCAAAGGGTCGATAGAAGAAATGGAAACGTCAGGTTTTACTTCAGATGGTTTACTAGCATTAAGATATATTCCCGATCCTACAGAATTTCCAGATTTAACTCCGGGTTATTATTATTGGAAATTTCTTTTCGGTACAGATGATCCAAATATAAAGAACCTTACAACGGGTACTTGGAATATTACTCCATTCAAAACAATTCACGATGTATATACAACTGACAGACGCGAAATTGTCGTGGTTGGAAATCCCAAGGATGGTAAAAGTCCAATTTTTTATGAAAAACCGGACGACGAGACTTTTAAGACATTTAGAGACGACTGGTATGAGATACCAATAGAATATCACGGATTTTCTGAAGTTTTATCCGTCTGTTATACGGGTGCTAGATGGGTATTCGTCGGTATACCAAATCCAAAATGGATGCTCAACGGAATTGAAGTTTCAAGCGACACTTCGGGGGCTGAAAATGTAAACGATGGAAAAATATTAGCACATACAACAGATTTATTAGACCCAGATGCCTGGGTAATTAAAAATTTCGCTCATCAAGATAATGAAAAGCCTTTTAATGTTAATAAAGTAACAGACAGTAATTTAAAATATGATTTTGAAAAGAGCGATTTCCAAAATGTTAGTTCGTGGCAGGGGAATCACGTCCGACCTGTTAATTATAAAGTAAATTCCGGTGTTATAATAAATGTTTCATTTTACGATGATGATGTTTCTAGCGCTTACGATAGGTTACAAGAAAAGGTTTATTTTATGTACGACAACGATGGAGAGATTAGTATAAAACAAAACTATTCTTTTCCGGAACCTACATTAATTTATAGAAATGAACTTAATAGAACAGGCGACTCTGGCGAAGTGTTGCCTTGGACCACTAACAAACATGGAGGAGAACAATTTAGACCAACATGGGAAACTTATATAAATAATGAGATACGCACTCTATTTAACACTGTATATAAACATAGATTAAATCATTATGTCGTTGATTATAATAATGAAACTAAAAAATTCTTTCTAAATCTTTATAACCACCCATATTCAATAGATTTTGAAGGTTGGGGAATCATAAACCCATGGGCTAATAGATATAGAAAATTCATAACAACGGATACATTTAGTCTTAGAAATAGGATAGAAGGAAACTGTTACAAAATTGAACAAGTTAAAAATGAAAATTTTATAACCGGTGTCGATTCTGTGAGGTATCTTGCCGTAGGTAAAGGTATATCCTCACCAATAGTGAAGTCCGATGACCTTATTAACTGGACTGATGTTGATGTAAAAGACATATTTACAATAGTATTTGACATCTCTCATAAAAGTGGGCTGTGGGTAGCAATAGGAGAGGGAAATTACAATCTTGCTATATCAAAAGACGGTAAAAACTGGACAGGCATTTATACAAAGTATCAAAGTGATACATTATCTTCGGACTATTCTACCGCCTTTAATTCATTAGATTATTTTAATAATACAGATGATAACGTCACCGATATTCTACCATATGTACCAAACTTGAAAGGAATTTTCCTTAGAAATTTATCTCTTCTTCGTCTTTTTAGCAGAATAGAGTATCACGTTGGGACGCAGATATGGCAAACTTTGACATTTGATGACATTAAAGTAATGTTAGACACTGAATTTGGGGCAGGGGAATATAAAAACTTATTAAAAAATTGTAGTATAATCAATAAAAATGGATCAACAAGATTCACAACGTGGATACCTGGATTTACAAAAACACTAAACTCTAAGTTAGAAAATTTCCACAATGTATCCGAGAGTGGTTCATTCCCGTCTGGATTACTAAAGGATCAAAAGTTGTCTATAAAAATTTATTATAACAAACTTGAAAATATAATAGGGAACGAACTGACTTCTAGTGATATGAATAATGCCGTTTTTGATAATTTTATGAATAATACATTAATACCTTGTGATAGAGATCCAAATTATTTCATAGATTCTTTTCTAGCGGATAATTACGGTTTTCAACTTGGAGACAATTATCAGAATGTAAATGGTTACTTTAAATTAAAATTTTCAACAGACATCCAAAGATTAAGACTTTATTGTAAACAATTCGAAATAGATGATACAGAAATAAACGAATTCAACAAAGGAGTCAAACAGGTCCCTAAAATTACACAGAGTTTATACTTCGACGCAGATAACACTAAAAATATGTTATTAGATTTAGATAACTTTAATATGTACGCATCACACATCATCGTATCGGGATGGTTAACTTCTGAGATATGCATCACTGATATGAATTTAGAATTAAATGGATATTCTTATAACAAAACATTTGAACCGAGTGCTATAGACTTCGCAACTAAATTATGTTTAGGTTTGAATTATAACAGATACACATTTAATGGCGTAGATAAAGAAGACGGGATAGGGTCTTTGGTTATACCATTGGCTTCTACAGCCTATTCTGGATCAAGTGTACCGTTAGATAGATATAGTAGTATTCGACTTAGAATAAATTTTAATGCAAATG